ATTTTAAATCTGATGAAAATGTTGATGCCATAATTTTAACTCGGATCTATAGGTGTCCAAACCATGTTTGCTCCTGGAATAATCTCATTCCATGTTATTATACCCGGCTCTTTTGTATTTACCGTTAATGGTACCCCACTAGGACTTACAAGTGCCTCTCCTGTAATTGTAACATTTCCAGTGGCTAACGTCAATGCATTTGCTGTAGGAGAAGCTGTAGCATCTGCTGTAACTGTAACTGTTCCAACACCTAATGTTAATGGGTTAGCTGTAACACTTACATTTGCTTGACCAGTAATACTTAAAGTACCAAGACCTAAAGTTAATGGATTAGGAGTTGCATCTTCTGTAACGGCATCTGCTATGATACCCACACTTCCAATAGTAATAGTTAATTGATTACCTGTTACAACTACAGCTACATCTGTGTCTGGTCCCGATGTAGCGAAAGGTAATGCTGATATTGCGTCAAATCCTAAACTCATAAATAATCCTTAAAAGGAGACAGTGAGGTATGTGGTGGAGTCACTGCCTCCATTTAAGAATTATACGACTTTTTAAACCAACTTGGAAGACCTAAATGTGGCCTCGTATCATTTATGTTATGATTGGCATTTTTAGATTTTTGGTCATTATAGTGTAAAAATACTTGAGCACAGTTATCTCCTTGAAATTCTTCTCTCCAATGTTCTAACTCTTGCCCTCGATATACCAACATATCACCGGGTTTTAAGTTGATAGAAATACCTTTGTTATTACTACTAACTGTATATTTCTTTCCATCAGGAATACCAACATTTTTCTTTGGCTCTAAATGTATTGGCCAAGGATCTCCACCAAGGTTTAAGGTTGTAGATATTTCACAACTAAATCTATCTTTATGTCTTTTTAACACATCGCCTGTTTTATAAAGCCTAGCATAAGAGTAGGTAGGATTTAGTTTTAATTTTGTTGTTTTTTCCATTATTGGCAAACATCTCATTAATAAAGTTTCCATAGCTAAATCTGAATAATGAGAGTATGTGTTCATAGCTTGTGTATCTTCCCAAGTGCCCCATTCTTCAGCAAAAGGTGAGATAAATCTTTGATCCTTCATTGTTCTTACAACTTGTCTTTTTAATAAAAAATAATTGTAAACAAACTCCGCTATATTTTTTGGTATAGCTTCTCTAATAACACAGTATTTATTTTTTTTAAAACTCATTGATAAACTATATTCCCACTTACTATTGTTTTTTTATTATCTCTAGACGGTAGTGACTCATGTGGTATAGCACCTAAAAATATTAAACATTTTCCTTTTACTGGTTTTACTATGTGTTCATTTAATTGCACATATGGATAGCCTATGTTTACAAATCTAGTATCTCCAGATTTGTTTCCACAATCCACATAAAGAATAAAAGAGTAATTATTTTTACCAAGAGAATGACAATGAATGTCGTGATGATCACTAATAGAGTATTTTTGAAACCACATATATTCTATAATATTTTTTTCTCTCTTTAATATTCTACCTACATAATTTACATATTCTTGTAAATAGTTTTTTATTTCATCAAACAATTTTTTATTAATAGAGTTATCATAATTAGATTGAAGATGTTTATATCTTGTTAATTTTTGTTTTTTAACTTTGTTATATAGTTTATTATCTATAGGAAGAGTTGTTTCAAATATAGATTGTGTAAAATCATTTATTTGTATTTTCATCTTTCATACTCCTCTCTTTTGATATTTCTGTTTCAACAACTTTTATATTCCAATGTATAAATCTAAAAGGCTCTAGACCTGGATCCACAGCATATTCATGTGGAACGTAACCTGGAAAGATAATCATTGTTCCCGGTTTAGGTCTATAATTTACCATACTTGAACCCATTGTAATTTGTTTTTCATCTTTTAATGGTAACTTAGTCATAATAGCACCAGGCCTTGGATCATGAAAAATTGGAAAAGATGTTTTTTCAGAACACTTTAAAAAATAAAAACCCGATATGTGTTGGTTCCAGTGTGCATGAGTTGAATGATGTCCTCCACCTTTTTCACTAAATTCTTGCACCCAAAACTCTGTAAAATGTAAACTATGATTTTTTAAATTAAAACCAGACCAATCTAAAAATTCATAAGATCGTTGTCCTATGAATTGAACTAAATCTTTTACTTTAGGGTCATTAGAAAAACTTTCACTATGTTTTGATAAACCAAACGTACCTATATTTTTTTTCCATTTAGGTTCATTTTTTAATTTATCTTTTAAAAGTTTTTCAGCTTTCTTAATATATTTATCGGTTACTTTAATTGTGTTTTTCAAAAACATCGGTGCTTCTGCAATCCACAATGGTGTTTGAAAATAAAATGCAGATTTAAAATCTACATGTCCTTTTGGTTTTTGTGGTGTACTACTTCCGCCTTGTATCATATTATTTAAAAGGATAACCTAGATTCCATATCACTAGACTATGCCTTACTCCTTTCGTTACTGGTTTAACTCTATGCCATACAAAGCTAGGAAATACAACCAAAGAGCCTTTTGGTAATATTTCAGAACATGTCCTAATGTTAGGTTTTTTATCAGGGTCTTCATTTCTAAAATCAAACTCTAACTCTCCACCTTTGTATTCTCTTGGATCAGTCAAACTAACTGTTACAGATAGTTTTCTAATTTTACCTTTTGTTGGACCCTCATGAGGATAAGGTTTATCCCAACTATCGCAGTGCCAATCATAATACTGACCTTTTTTATATATTGTAAATTGACAAGATTCTGACCAATCCCATTCAAAGTTCCAACCTGCGCTTTCATTTGCCATTTTAACATATGGTTGAATTTCTTTGTATATCCATCTATCGTTCATCCAAACTATATTTGAATCTCTTTTTTTCTTTAGATCAGCTACTTCTTCCTCTGTAAGAGGTTGTTTATCTAAATCTCTATCTCTGCCATAACCACCTGTGATAGCCATAATCTCTCTATTCTTTTCTGCTTTACCATAACGCACAATATCATCACATATTTTTGGTGGCACTGCAGATTGAAAGTACCAATAATAATTAGAGATATTCATAGTTGATAGTTAATAACATATTTAAACCTTTAGAAGTATTAGGTGAAAAAGAGTATTTTTGTGTTGAAGGAAACATTATAAACTTATTATTTTTTATAGGTATGTGCCAAGTTCTATTTTTTCTTCTGTTATCATCATATTCGATAATACATTCACAAGAACCCTCTTGAACATCAACACCATAAATAAGTGTATAATCTGGTGAATTACGCAAATCAACAGGATCAGCTTGACATCTTACCCAAGATTTTTCTTTAGGATACATAACATTACTATGCATATTTTTGAAAACTAAAGTGTAACCATATTCAGCTTTCCAATGATCTCTTACGTAATCTTGCATCCATTGTAAAGGTTTAGAATAATCTACAACATAATCATCAAAACTATATTGATTTGGATTATCATTTATTCTTTTTTTTTTAACAAAAGATTCTAGGATGTCGTTTCTTATTTGATCTCGGTCAATCTCAAAGCCTTTCGGCATTTCTATTTCTCCGGAATATAAATCAACTTCTGTTAATACTTTCTTTTGCATACCTGTTTAGTATGTAATAAACCCTAATAAGAATGTCAAGTAGATTATCTAGCGATTTTATCCCAAGCGCCTGTAGATTCATTCCACTCATAATAATGAGTAAGAGCTTCTTCTTCAGATAATGTTGGTGCATCACCAACTGGTGATTGCCATCTTGCTTCTGCCACATTTAGAACCCAACTAGCAAAAGGTTTTTTAGGTAAGAACAAATCATTATCATCATCATAAATCATACCTATACCTGCGTAGTTACCTCTTAAAGGTGTTCCACCGTTCTTGTGTTTTCCGTTTTGTGTATTATAAGATGTTTTTTTCCATAAAGGCCAGCTATGGATTCTTTCCAAAAACTGTCTTCCTACTTCTTCATCTTCAATGCCATCTGCATTCTGACAATCAACGTCATTCACAACATGAACTCCGATAACTTTATTGTTTGCTCCTAATTTTGCGTAATGTGCCATAATGTTCTCCTTATATATTATTTTTTAATTTATGTAAAACCATTAATTTTGAAACTTATATCTAATTATTACTATTCCGCTACCACCAGATGCACCTACTTGACATAGTGGTCCTCCTGATGAACCTCCAGCTCCACCACCTGTATTAGTTGTTCCATTTACAGCTGCACCTGAAGGGTGACTTGCACCATTACCACCACCTCCAGTGCCTCCAGCTCCTCCAGCTCCACTTGGTGAAGGTGTTGTACCACCGCCACCACCACCAGCATAAGCTGTTGGTGAACCTGTAATACTTGTTGTTGCACCAGCTCCTCCTGCACCACCTGTGTTTCCAGGATTTGTTGAACCAGCAACGGTAGCACCGCCAGCACCACCAGCACCGTCTCCTCCGTTTGGTGGACCTCCTGGAGCTCCATTTGTTCCTTGTGCTGGATTAACTGGTGGAGTGTTTCCTGTGCCTCCTGTTCCACCACCGCCTGATCTTCCTCCACCACCACCTGAACCACCATCAGCAGCATTTTGATGACCACCTCTTCCACCACCTGTTGATGTTATCGTTGAAAAAATTGAAGGTTCACCACTAGTACCTACATAAGGAGAATTTTTAGGACCAGCTGAACCACCACCACCTACTTGGATCGGATATGTTTGAACACTAACTGGTAAACCATCTGGTGCATTCAATGGACTAGCTGTATAAGGATCAGATGTGCATTTACCTTCTCTAAAACCTCCAGCTCCTCCTCCACCAGCACCGTCTCCATTGCTACCACCTCCACCACCGACTACTGTATAAGAAACTTTATTAGACCCTGCAACACTACCTGCACAAGACACAATAAAATCTGCATCTCCTGTAAAAGTATGTATTTTAAAATCACCCGACGTTGTTACTGTTCCACCTGTAGCAGTAACATATTTAATCGCATTTACCACTTCATTTGAATTAACTGGTTTCCAACCTTTTGTGCCATCCACATATACTAAAGTCGTCGCAATACCTTTTGTCTCTAAAGTTAAATCTGTACATAACCCATCTATTTTTGAACCACCTCTGCCTACTGTAATGGCATTACAAGCAGCAGTTTTTGCATAATCTGAAACTGAAACTATATCACCAGCTGAAGGAGATGAAGGAAGTGTTACAGTAACTCCACCGCTAGTCGTATTTACAAAATACCCTTTACCACTTTCTGAAGTAAAAGGTGAAGTCTTGGCAGTCGTACACCAGTTAACTGTTCCTGTTCTACCAAATCCTGTTTGTGTAGCACCACAAGCTAATTGTATTGTTGTGCCTGACTTACCTAATGTAAGTGTGCTGCCTGTTCTATTTTCTACTGTATTTACTTTAACTGTACTCATAATTATTGAAACTTATATCTTATAAAAACTATACCAGATCCTCCATTTCCTGCACAACTACTTCTTGGTGAAGATCCACCAGCTCCACCGCCGCCTGTGTTTACTGTTCCAGGTGTGGGAGCTCCTGGGCCTGGTGCAGGAGGATTTTGACCTGTTCCTCCACCGCCAGCTCCGCCAGTTCCACCAACTCCTGGTGTTGCATATTTACTTCCTCCGCCACCACCGGCAAAATATCTACTTGAACCTGTTGGGCCCGGTGTTCCATACGTAGGTGCCGTTGGACCAAAATAAGAATCAGGCACAAACCCACCATCTCCTCCAGCAGAGTTTGCTCCAGCTGCGCCAGCACCACCGCCACCACCAGTTGGATAATTTGGAGGGGCATAATTTCCACCTCCTCCATCATTACCTTGAGGCGGTACTGTTGGAGGTGTATTTCCCGTTCCTGCGCCAGGACTACCTCTACTACATCCTCCTCCACCTGAACCTCCGCTAGCTCCTCTGTAAGTTGGAGATGAACTATTTCCTCCTCTTCCACCACCTGCTCCTGTAAAAGTATGAAAAACTGTTGGAGTTCCTGGATCTCCTAAATTTGTTGGTGAATTAAAACTACCTCCAGCACCAATAGATATTGGGAATGACCCTTGGAAAGCTGCTAAACCAGAACCAGCAGCTAAACATGCTGGGCCAACATTTGGTGAAGAATATCCATTTGATAATCTAAAACCTCCAGCTCCTCCACCACCACCATGAGAACCTGTACTTCCAGCGCCACCACCAGCCACTACTGCATAATCTAATGTTGTTGCACCACATGGATTTCCAGCAGCTGTAACTAAAAATTCACCATCACCAGTAAAAACGTGAGTTTTAAAATCACCGCAAGTTAAAATTGTGCCTCCAGTGGCTGCAATAAAATTACCAGCTTCAGCTATTGTTTCTTTTCTACCATCATCGATAACCAACCATCCTTTAGTAGCATCTGCATAAAGTAAATTTACAGCTCTACTTGATCTGTTTATTTCAAAATTTAAAGCTTTGCCTTCAATATTAGAACCATTCCTTCCAATTGTAATTTTGTTATTATAGGCATCTGCACCATAATCTTTTATCGCCACCACATTACCAGCAGTTGGACTGGCAGGTAATGTTACGGTAACTGCTCCAGCTGCTGTGTTAACTAAAAATCCTTTTCCTGAAGTTGCGGTAAACGGAGAAGTTTTAACTGTTGTGCAATATTCTACACTTGAACTAGCTTGACCAAAACCTGTTTGACTTGCACCTGATGCAAGAGCTACAGTACCACCACATCTACCAATTGTAACTGTTGCGCCACATACAACAACTGTATTACCAGCTCCTGATCCGACTGTTGTTGTTGATCCACATTTTTTTATAATGTTTGAATCATCTGAAACTTTTTGTACGTTATCTGTTTTAATTACACTTGCCATAATTATTGAAATTTATACCTTATTATTACTATACCAGAACCTCCTGCTCCACCAGCACTGATTGATGTACCTATTGTTCCTGAACCACCTCCACCTCCACCGCCAGTGTTTACTGTTCCTGTTGGTGCTGTTCCTCCAGGAGTTGTCGCTCCCGCTCCACCTCCACCTGCTCCACCTGCACCTGCTGGTGCAACATTACCTGGATAATTTGATTTACCAGCTCCTCCGCCTCCAGCAAAAGCTGTCGGAGTTGCATTAATACTTGTAGTAGCTCCAGCTCCACCTGCACCTGTTGAAGGGGCACAGCATGTTGGATTTCCACCAGCCGCAGTGGCTCCTCCACCTCCACCTGCTTTATAAGTTGGTCCTGGAGAATCTGACTTACCTCCTGGATTTCCTTGAGGAGGTGCTACTGGTGGATCATTTCCTGCACCAGCTCCTGTTCCTGTTGGACCTCCAGCATTACATTGTGTTGCTCCTCCACCTGAACCGCCTGGTCCTGATCTTGATGATTCACCTGCTCCACTTTTACCACTTCCAAATCCTCCACCTGTGGATGTTATTGTTGAAAAAACTGAATCTTCTCCTTTTCCTCCATCACCATCATTTGGTGCTCCTGAAGGTCCACCTGTTCCACCACCTCCTACTGTTATTGGATAAGTTGTTGTTCCTGTAATTGTTAAACCTGAACAAGGTGTTGCAGCTAAAGGACTCGCTGTGTATGGATCAGTTGAAACTTTACCCTCTCTAAATCCACCAGCTCCACCTCCGCCTGAACTTGTTGTTTTTGCATTTTCACCGCCACCACCGCCACCACCAGCTACTACCATATAAGAAACTTTATTTCCCCCTCCAGCTGGAGTTCCTGCATTACATACTACAAAACTACCGTCACCGGTAAATGTATGAATTTTAAAATCTCCAGAGGTTGTAATTGTTCCACCTGTAGCAGTTGTAAAACCTGGATTACCTGATACATCAGAAGTAGAATCCATAGTATTTTTCCAACCTCTAGTGCCATCTACATAAACTAAAGTGATTGATTGACCTTGTGTGTTTAAAACTGCATTAGAACAAACTCCATTAATTTTTGATCCACCTCTACATATTGTTACATTACTTGTATGCCAAGTATTAGCATAATCAGCAATTGAAACTATATCACCTGGTGAAGGTGAAGAAGGTAAAGTTACTGTAATCGCACCACTTGTTGTATTAACAAAAAATCCGTCACCTGATACAGCAGTAAAAGGAGATGTTTTAGCAGTTGTACACCAATCTACAGTTCCAGTACGACCAAAACCTGTTTGTGTTGCACCAGCTCCTAAAGTTACAGCAGTTCCTGGGCCTCCCAATGTAAGTGTTGAGCCACTTTGTTTAACTATTTCATCAACTTGTATTTTACTCATTAAACTATTACTAATGTCCCTGTTACTGTTATTGTGCCAGGTATGGTAATAGGTCCTGCAAGAACACCGTTCTCAACAGTTTGTGTGCCATCCATAGTGGCTGCTTGATTTTTTATAAATTCATCAGGAGCTGTTCCACCTCCGATGTATTGGATTCCATTTACTACTGCCGTCATATTACTCCTTACGTACTAATACTATCTATAAATGAAGTGACAATATCTAAACTAGAAGCGGTATCACTTTTAGCTTTTAATACATCACCATTTTCTAAAACAATTTTAGCTCCACCTTGAATTAATTCAATCGCACTATTTGGTGGGACTGAAACGTTTTTAGCAATAAAGTGATCATTACCACCATTTTCAATAAAAACATCAACTAAAATAGTAGAAGTAACGACATTACAACATCTAATTCCAATAACTGCATCGTAGTCTCCGCCAGTTACTAAAGTGACTTCTGATGTTCCAACGTTTCTTTGTAAATTGTTTCTAAAATCTTGTGCCATATTTTTTCCTTATAATGCCACCGCCATCGCTAAAGCAAAGCCTGCGCTTGCTGCTCCGACCGGTGTTCCTGTTGCGTCTAAAAAGACAGATTTGCTAGCTGGTAGAGTACAAAATACATCTTTTGTTCCAGCACTAAAGTTAACAACTGCATCTGAATTAGAACTAGAAATAATTGTAGTTCTTTGTAAATTAGTTGTAGAACTTAATGTTCCCAAACCAACTTCAAATTCTGATGTGCCTTGATTAAAAATACAATAGTATGTTGTATTACCAACTCCTACTCCAGTGTTAAAAGTTTCAAAACCTGTAACTGGTGTATT